AACCCACGATATACTGTGGTTAAAGGTGGCCTAACGAACCCAAGAGAACTAATTGATAATCGTGTGGGTGGCATCGTCAACGTGACACGCCCAGACGCTATTAACCCTATGCCTCAAGCATCACTGAACCCGTTTGTATTCCAAACTATTCAAATGTTAGATGAGGATAAAGAAGATACCTCTGGTGTCTCTCGCCTGTCCCAAGGTCTTAATAAAGACGCTATAAGCAAACAAAACTCAGCGGCAATGGTCGAGCAGTTAGCTACAATGAGCCAACAGCGACAGAAGATCATCGCGCGTAACTTTGCGAACAACTTCCTAAAGCCTCTATTCTCAATGGTATATTCATTAGTCGTAGAGAACGAGTCTGAAGAGAAGATTGTTGAGTTAGCTGGACGTTATGTCCCTGTCAATCCTTCGCAATGGGCTGATAAACGTGACGTACAAGTTGAGTTCCACTTGGGCTATGGTGATCAGGAGCAACTGGTGCAAAAGCACCTTTCGTTCCATCAACTATTATCTGCCGATCCTACTCTTGGACAAATGTACTCTCCTGAGAACAAGTTCAAGATGTTAGCATCAATATTAGATAAATCAGGTATCAAGAATGTTGCTGACTTCCTAACAGACCCAGCGACGATACCTCCACCGCCACCTGATCCAAATGCAGAGATGCAGATGCAGATGGCACAGCAACAAATGCAACTTCAAGAACGACAAACTGCTGTCGCTGAGATGAAGGTGCAAGTTGATGCACAAATGCGTCAAATGAAACTTGAGCTAGACACTATGAAGGCTCAACAAGCATTTGCCCTACAATCTGACAAGCAAGACCTCAACGAGACTGAGTTTGAACACAAAGAGTTCGTGAACTTAGAGGAACTAGAGATCGCAAGAACTGCTGATGATGTCAGAGCAATCGCAAGTCCTAACGGATAAGCAACCTTAACCAAAAAGAGAGAACTACATGTCTACACAAGAAGAGCAACTTGTGGTGGCTGGTGATGAAGCTGGAGCCGTACTTAGCGGTTCCGCCTTCAACTCAGTTATCAATGAACTTGTCGAAAGAACCTTCCAAACATTTGTAAACACTGAGCCTTCCGACAAGGACAAAAGAGAACATGCCTACAACCACTATCGAGCCTTAGTTGACGTGGTTGATACTTTAAAACAGCGAGTTCAAGTGCGTGACAGCATTATTGAACAGCAGAACGGCGACAACAGCCAAGAGGAGACTGCTCCATGAATGACAACGAGCAAAATGTAAACTCTGAGCCAAAAGCATTAGATATTGATGATGCGGCAGAAGCAATCTTAGGACGATGGGATGACGGGGAAACCTTATCTGAAGTCGATGAAGATGCAACATCCGAAGACCTAGAAGAGACAGAGGTAACTGAAGATGAACTAGACGATGAAGAGGACGATGAAGGCGAAGATAACCTTGATGACCCCGAAACAGATGAACTAGACGACGATGACGAAACTGATGAAGATGAAGACGCAGAAGAGGATGACGACGAACCTCTAGCCGCTTCAGACGATCAGGTTGTAGACATCTCAGTCAATGGTGAGTCTAAGAAGGTATCTGTAAAGGATTTGAAACGGCTCTATGGTCAAGAAGCATCTCTAACCAAAAAGTCTCAAGATTTGGCTAACCAGCGCAAACAGTCAGAAGAACAACTGGCACAAACGCATATGTCATATCAAAAATTAATGGAACGCGCAGAAGCTAGGTATAAACCTTATGCTGACATAGACATGTTAGTAGCGTCACGCGAGATGGATGCAGAAACATTCTCTCAACTACGCCAAGATGCGAAGCAAGCAGAAGACGACCTAAAATTCCTACAGGAAGAAAGTGGTCAGCTTGTATCCCAAGCACAGCAAAACCATCAGCAAGCAACTAAAGAGGCCGCCGCAGATTGCGTAAAGGTTCTACAGGAGCAACTGCCTGACTGGGGTAACGAACTGTATACTAATATACGTGAGTACGCTGTTGCATCAGGATTACCCAAAGACCAAGTAGATCAGTACACTGACCCACAAGTCATCATGCTGATAAACAAAGCACGACTCTATGATCAATCAAAACAGTCCGCCAAAAGCAAAAAAGCCAAGGCCAAACTTACGAAATCAAAAAGCGGTAAGACTAAGGTTTTAAGTTCCAAGAAAGCACCACCATCTAAAAAGTCTATCCAGAAAGCTAATCAACAGAAGCAAATGGATATGCTCAGTGGTGCTAAAGACCTTGATGATATTGCAGAGGCATTAATGAGCCGCTGGGAAGAGTAAATCTTCTTAAACTTAATCCTAAAATTGTAATAAGGAAATTACATTATGACAACATATACAACCTATTCTCAGGTCGGAAAATCCGAGGATGTCTCAGACATTATTTCTAACATTAGTCCGTTTAGCACTCCATGTTTAGCAATGTTCAAAGACGAAAAAGTATCAGCTAGAACTTTCTCATTCCTTGAGGATTCTTTAGCGGATTCTGGTGTGAATGCGGCAGTCGAGGGAGCAGACGCAAGTATGCTAACTTTGACAGATGCAACTGAGAGAACACAGAATACTCAGATACTTTCTAAAGCCTTCCAAGTAAGTGCAACAGCAGATGCCGTGGCAACTTATGGTCGTGCAAAGGAAACTGCGTTAAGTATGTAGCGTAGTATAAATCGTGTGAACTCAGGGGAAGCCTAAGTCGTAAGATATGGTAATCCTGATCCAAGCCCTAGTCTCTAGGGAAGGTGCAACGACTATTCCGAGAGGAAGTACACTCAAGTGAGTGGAAGCGCATGACACTGCAACACGCAGTGATGATATAGTCTGATCTTATGTGAAAGCATAAGCTGTCGAAAGACGGTCTAGTATTAACGACACTAGGCGAACAAAATGATCAACTTGCTAAGAAACTAAAAGAAATTAAGAAAGACTATGAACGTGCAATGGTTGGCGTTGAGCAAGCCGCAGTTGCTGGTAATGCTTCAACAGCACGTAAGATGACTTCTATCATTAACCAAATGTCTACAGCTGTAGATGCAGGGTCAAATTCAACAGATGCTCTTACAGAAGCAAAGCTATTGTTAGCTGGTCAAACAGCATACGACAATGGTTCTGATGTAGACACATTTATGATTAAGCCAGCAGATGCACAAATCGTTGCTGGTTTCTCAGCGGCATCAGGTCGTAATCGTGAAATCTCACAAGGTAAGACACTTGTTAATGCGATTGATCTATATGTGAGCCCTTACGGCGAATACAGAGTAGTATTGAACCGCGAGTTAAAGACAACTCACGCACTACTAATAGACCCAACAATGTTCAAAACATGTACGTTGCGTCCATTCACAAGAACACTTCTAGCGAAAAATGGCGACTCAGATCGACATCATATCGTGGGCGAGGTTTCTTGCAAACATACCAACTTTGCTGACTCTGTGAAGATCACAGGCTTATCATAAGTTTCTAATAGACCACTAATAGGTCTTTACTAGGCCACCCACAGACACACAGGTTTTGCTCTCCTTACTGTTGTCCGTGGGTGGCCTTTTTACGTTTTAAGGGTAGCAAAATGACTAACAAAACACAGCCAACATTATTACAAAATGAAACTGACTTTATGCAAGAGCATGGTCAATTATTACAAAAGCATACACAGCACATCTCACAGTCATTCTTAGATGATCTGAAAGACGCTCGAAACAATAGTTCGAAGCCTACAGGTGACATGATGCGAGTAGCCTCCATACCGACAGCTGTTGTCGAGAAGTGGATGCGAGAAGGATTCAATATCTGGGAAGCCAAAGGTTCAGAGATTGTCCGTAAACTAAAGAACGAGGACTTAGATATGTTCCTCACAACCAACAAGAGAGTCTAACAGATGGAAAAAGCAGGTCTATACGCAAACATCCACAAGAAAAGAGCATCAGGCAAGCCGATGAGAAAGAAGGGCGCAAAGGGCGCACCAACTGACAAGGCTTTCAAGAAAGCGGCAAAGACAGCCAAGAAAAGAAAGTAATAACCAATGAACAAAGGTGAAATCCGAGCACACTTTATTGCTCTTCTAAATCGTAGTGACTGTTCGAATGCTTTGGCTGACACCTTCATTGATCAAGCAATCACTAGAATACAGAGACAGCTACGTGTCCCAGCAATGGAAAAACAAAACGATTACAACGTAACATCAGAAACAGGCATAGCAAAAGTAACAATGCCAGCTGACTTACTTGAGGTTATCGAACTGTATTACGATGGTAACTCATTAACACGCATACCTCTACATGAGATGGTACAGTATCAGAAGACTGGTGAACTAGGATCACCGAGGTTCTTCTGTCGTGAGCAAGGTAATCTAAAGATACACCCAATGCCTAGTAGTGGCTCTTTGTTTCTTAACTACTATGCAGAGCAAGACCCACTGACATCAGACAGTGACACAAACATGCTGACTAACATTGCTTCTGACCTTCTTACATACACAGCTCTTTCTTATGCGGCTGATTACTTCTTAGATGAACGTGGTGCAATCTTTGACCAAAAGTCTGGGTCTTTCCTTGCTGAGATACAGGAACACGCAAACAGTTCTGAGCAATCTGGTGTCAATCAAGTTGTCAGACCTACGCACTATTATGAGGATTAATACTAATGGCATCAAAGACCAGCTTTTACAACACCTCTGGTGTAACTAACACACAAACAAATGCAATTGATGCGGCAGTCGCAAATGCCGCCTCTTCAGCAACAGCCGCCGCCCTCAGTCAAACAGACGCCGCCACAAGTTCAGCTTCAGCCAGTGCTTCGGTTGCTACAGCAAACCAACATAAAGCAGATGCCCAGACAGCGGCAACGTCAGCCGCATCTTCAGCCTCTACAGCAACTACAAAAGCCTCAGAAAGTGCGGCCTCTGCCGTAGCATCTGAAGCCAGTAAAGTT